GCGGCGTTCGACTGGCAGTCCCTCGGGATCGCCGCAGAAAAGGTCGAGCTCCTATTCCGGGCGGGTAAGGTCCGCCATTACGCGCCCGGAAACTCCGCAGTCGACCTCACAGACAAAGGTCTCGGCGTTAGGCTCGCCGAGACTGCCGAGACTATCGCAGACCCGATCCCAGCGCCCAAGCGGCGCAGCGTGAAGGTGGCGGCATGACGTGGACCTACGGGGGAGCGCCCGGCACAACGAGCGCAGCAACGCGGCGCGATGCCGTGCGCCTCCTCGTAGGGGACACGGACACGACCGATCAGCAGATCACTGACGAAGAGATCACCTTCGCGCTCTCGCAAGGCTCCGACGACGTCTATGTCGCGGGCGCGGTAATATGCAGGGCGCTCTCTGGCAAATATGCGCGCCTCGTCGACAGCAGCGTCGAGAGCGTCTCGGCGTCCTACTCGCAGCGCGCGACGCAATATGCCGAGCTTGCGGCGCGGCTCACCAGAGACAGCAAGAGGCTCGGCTCCGTCGGGCTCGGCGTCCCCGACGCTGGTGGCATGTCCATCTCTGACATGGTCTCCGCCGAGAGCGACCCGGACCGCGTGCCGGGCGCGTTTCGCATCGAGGAGTTCACGAACCCGCCTCGCTTTAGCAATCCCCTCGACGAGTATTGATCCACCATGGCAACCGGCGCGCAGATGCAGAAGGACGTCGTCGCGCTCCTCCGGGATCACGGCTATGACCTCACGTTCCGGCGCATCAACAACGGCGGAACCTATGACCCCGCGACGGGCACGATCACCGGCGGATCGAACGCCGACGAGACCGTCCGCGCAATCTTCCTCAATTACACCGCAAACGATGTCGATGGCACGCTCGTGCAGCGCGGCGACCGCAAGGCCGTGATCGCCGCGACCTACAACGGGAGCGCGATCTCGAAGACCCCTCAGATCGACGACGAGCTACGCGGAGAAAGTGACGCCGTCCGGCTCGTCTCGATCCAGACGATCAAGAGCGGCGCGTCAATCCTTGCCTATATCTGCCAAGCGAGGGAATGATGGCGAATGGTCAGATCCTCCAACAGATCACGGTCGATCTGGACAAGCTCGCAGCCGAGGCGGGCGTCACCGTCGCGCAGGCGCGCAACGAGTATTTAAACAAGCTCGCCGAAGAGGTCGTCAAAGGAACGAAGGTCGTCACGGGCAGGCTCAGGGCATCTTGGTTTTTGTCGCCGACGCTGACCGCAGCCCCCGGCACATCTGAAACCGAAATCACAACCGACAAGATTGCCACGCTGACTATGGCGCGCTTATCGGGGCAGGCGGGCACGCTCGCGCAGCTCGACGGGTCGCTTTACCTGCTCAACGGGGCAAACTACGCGATCTTCGTCGAGGCGCGCACGCAGTTCTTGCGGAAGGTGCTGGCGCGCTCGCACTCGATCGCGGCAGCGGTCGTGATTGAGATCAAGAACATCAGAGCGACGGGGATCCCATGACGGTGATGCAGAACATCCGCGCGGCGCTCGAGCAGCAGATCGCGACCGTCTCGGGGATCCCGTCGAGCGCAAACCGCGCTTTCGAGAACGTCAAGTTCGTGCCGACCACCGGCACCGCATGGGTCCGCATGGCGCTCGTCCCCGTCACCAGCCGCCCGGCTGTCATGGGGCCGTCGCCACAGATCCGGCACGACGGATCCTTCCTCGTCACTGCGCATCTCCCCGAAGGCACAGGCCCAGCAGGGGCCGACGCTCTGGCGGACGCGATCCGCGCCGCCTTCTCCGTCGACACCGGGCTGACGTCTGGCGGGACGACGGTGCGGTTCCGCTATTCTGAGCGAAGCGTCGCCGTTCTCGACGCGCCGTGGTATATCGTCACAGTCTCAATCTCGTGGTATACGTTCACCAGCTCATAAGGAGGGCTTCGCTATGGCATTTTCACAAGGGGCCCGGACGCGGCTCTCCCAGATCGCAGAAGTGACCTACGGGACAACCCCGACGGCGTCTCCGGTCTACTTGCAGATCCCGTTCAACACGCACTCGCTCGACCTGCAAAAGACCCGCGTGCAGTCGAGTATGATCACGTCGGACAGGATGCCGTCAATCGACCGGCACGGGCAGCGGAGCGTCTCTGGCGACATCGTTGTCGAGATGCGCCCCGGAGACTATGACGCGTTCCTTGAGGGCGCGCTCTTTGGCACGTTCGCCTCGGACATCCTCAACACCGGAACGACGGTCAAGTCCTTCTCGATCCAAGACGCCGCGCTCGACGGACCTTCGAGGGGGTCATGGTCAACACGCTGGCGATGTCGCTCGCCCCCGACGCGCTGACGACGGCGACCTTCGGGCTCGTCGGGCAGGACATGGCGCAAGCGGCGACGGCTCCGGCGGGATCGAGCTATACGGCTTATTCGACAAACGAGCCCTTCGACAGCTTCTCCGGCACGATCAGCGAGGGCGGCTCCCCTATCGCGCTTGTCAATTCGCTCGACTTCACCTTGAACAACAATCTCGACCAGACCTATGTCTTGGGATCGAATGTCACGCCGCAGATGCAGTTTGGTATGTCGATGCTCGAGGGCTCGATGACGATCTACTACCAAGACGCAGCACTGATTACGAAGTTCTTGGCCGAGACTGAGAGCTCTCTCTCGATCGTGCTCGACGACCGCGTCGCTGGTAAAACCTACACGCTCCTGATGCCGCGCATCAAGATCAACGGCGCGGCAGTCCCAGTTGGCAGTCCGCAGTCGCGCTTGATCACGGTCCCCTTCGTCGCGCTCAAGGATAGCTCGACGGGGACGCAGTTCCGCATCACCCGCACGACCGTGTAAGGAGGCAGGAAAATGTCAGCTAAATATGTCGACCTCTCGTCTGGGCTTGTCCGGGATTGGATCCCCGTCACCACCAACGACGCCGCCGATAACATGGGCATTTCGTCTCTCAATCAGGTCGTCGGCTTCTACATCACAGTCGGTGGCGCGGTTGTTTTCACGGTTGACGGCACAGACCGCACGGTAACTTTCCCCGCCAACTTTCTTGTGCCGTGCAGCAACGTGACCCGGATTAAAGCCACGGGAACCACCGCAACGGGCATTTTTTCACTGGTCATATAACAGCAGAGGGGCCTGAAAAATGCCGTCACTTGCTATCGGGCTTTCTCTCCGGGGGCGGGCTAACAGTGCGGTGTTCTCCCCCGCTGCCCTCTTTGCAGCAGCAGAACCCGGCGTTTGGTATGACCCATCTGACCTGACCACCCTGTTCACTGACAGCGCAGGAACCATACCTGTAACTGCTCCGAACCAGACCGTGGGCCTGATGCTGGATAAGTCGGGACGAGGCAACCACGCCACGCAAGCCACCGTGGGGCAGCAGCCCACCTACGGGATCAACCCCATCACGGGGACGCGCAATCTGCTGCTGGCTACAGACACAATGGCAACACAGTCTCGCACAATTACTGCTGTTGCTCATACTCTTTCATTCACTGGCACTGGCACAGTAACGCTCACGGGTGCGTCCATTGCTGGACCCTTGATTGGCACTGGTGCAAGTAATCGTGTATCCCTGACGTTCACACCCACAGCCGCATCTTTAACCATGACGGTAGTGGGCAGCGTAACATTTGCACAACTCGAACTAGGCTCCACCGCCACCGCATACCAGAAGGTCGTGACGCAATACGAAGTCACAGAGGCTGGCGTTGCGTCTGCATCCTACATTTCCTTTGACGGCACGGATGACAGCATGGTCACGGGGACGATCACTCCGGGCATCGACAAAGTGCAGGTGTTCGCTGGGGTGCGGAAGTTGAGTGATGCGGCGGTTGGTATCGTTGCTGAAACTAGCGCATCTTCAGGTTTAAATGCAGGGACAATCTACCTTGTTGCCCCAGAAAGCACAGGTGCATCTGGAGACTTCAGGTTCAAGAGCCGTGGTTCTGTTGATGCTGGCCCGCCAACTTCAGGAACTTATTTGGCTCCAACAACTCGTGTATTGACGGGACTTGGGGATATTTCCAGTGACACAGCAATTCTTCGCATCAATGGCACCCAAGTTGCCGCAGCCACAGGCAACCAAGGCACAGGCAACTACCTAGCATATCCTCTCTACCTCGGTCACCGTGGTGGGACTACGCTGCCCTACAACGGTCGCCTCTACAGCCTAATCACACGCTTCGGGGCTAACCTAACAGCAGGGCAGATCACATCCACCGAAAGCTGGGTCAACGGAAAGACTGGAGCATACTGATGGAAATCACAACAATTGCTTGCCCACCGGGTTTCACTGATCCGAATGTGGTTGAAAATGCACCTATCTGGACAGATGGCACAACGGACTATCAAGTAGTTTCGGGGCTTATAGGGGATGAATACATCACGTCTGATCCTATCCAAGCGCAGCCAGACCGTGTTAATGTGGTGGTAGGCATGAACGGCCTTGATGCACTTGCTGCAATGGGGTTGATCATTAAAGAGATTGAGGAAATCTGATGGACCTAAACGACCTCACGTTCCGGGACACCTACACCCACACGATCCTTCACCCGATCACCAAAGACCCCGTCCTGCACAAGGACGGGGCTCCCCAGACGGTCGCGCTCTACGGATCCGACAGCAAGGGCTATCGCAACGCGCTGGCCGAGATCGCACGTCTGGGCGTCGAAGACCCGGACGAGCGCCTTGTGGCATTTTTGGCGCTCATTACGACAGATTGGCACGTCTATGCTGGCGGCGCGGACGCGAAGCTCGCAGACGCGAAAAAGGTCTATGGCGCGATGCCGCCTCAGATCCGTGACCAGATATTCGGCGCAGCGTCGGAACGCGCCAATTTTTTCGCTGGGCCCTCGACGGGCTCCTAAAGCACGCCGGGGCCAACTTCCAACTGGCGCAGACCGACAAGGACGGGATCTCGCTCCGCACTCATTACGAGCACGTCGAGAAGACGAGCGGCATCCGACCTCCCGAACTTGATCTTCCAGAGCTCCCCAAGACGATGGGCGAGCTCTGGGAGACGTTCTTGCGCCTGCACCGCTCCCGGCAGGCCGACGCGCCGATATCATTCTCTGAGATCTTAGCGTATAGTGAGCTCACCGGTCGCAGGTTCACGCCGCTCGAGGTGGACGCGATCTCGGCACTCGACGCCTTGTGGCACAAGGAAAGGGCGAAAAAATGGCAGACCTGATCACGCTTGGCGTCGAGGTACAGACCACCGGCGGCGCGCAGGCCGCGCAAGGGCTCGGGACGTTCCAGAAGGCCGCACAGAGCGCGGCAGGCGCGGCAGACAAACTCGAGAACCAAGTCAACGCGCTGGGCGCGGCGCAGACCAAGAGCGCGGCTCCTGCGCGTGGAATGGCCGGCGCGATGAACAGCGTCGGGACCGCCTTCAAGAACAACTCCGGCGCGATCCAGAATACCAGCTTTCAGCTTCAAGACATCATCGTCCAGATGGAGATGGGCACCTCGGTCACGCGCACTCTGGGCCAGCAGCTCCCGCAACTCCTAGGCGGGTTCGGGCCGCTCGGGGCCGTGATTGGCGTCGTCGCGGGCGCGCTCTTGTCCTTCGCTCCGGCGCTCTTGTCATCCGCAGAGGAGGCGGTAGACCTTCAAACCGCCACGGAGGATCTTGCAGACGCGATGGGCGCGTTGCGGACGGCTACAGAGGGGATGAAGACGCCGTTTGTCGAATTGCGCGCGCAGTATGGCGAAAGCGCGGTGGCCGCTCGCGAGCTTTTGGTGCTTCAGCAGCAGCTTGCCGAGAACAAGGCCACAACCGCTTTTTCGACGGCTACAGCCGCAGTCCTAGAAAGCATGGGGCCGGTGCTTTCCGGGCTCGATGTCCAA